GACGGCGGTGGCGCGCTGGCTAGGCCGGGTGCCGACGCTGGCCTGATCGCTGGCGCTGGTGTGCTCGCCGTCGCCGGCGGCGCTCTCCTAGTGGCCCGCCGCCACCAGAACAAGAACTGACACCAGTCAGCAAATTGGGAGGCCCCAGAGATGTAATACTCTCCGGGGCCTCCCCCTTTTTCTGCGAGGCGAGGTTTTTCCTTGCCTTGCAACGCTTTTAATGTTGCGCAGTAATGCGCGTAACGCTACAGTCGGACATTAAGAAATCGCTTGAAGAAAGGAGCAGTAATGCTCAAGAAATACCAGACCATTGAGCTGATCGACGACGTTGACGGCTCGCCCGCTACCGCCACCATCGAGTTCAGTGTCGGTGGCGCTCACTACACCATCGACCTATCTGACGAGAACGCAGCCAAGTTCCAGGACGCGCTCGCCCCCTATATCGCTAACGGCCGGCGCGCATCCTCCCGCAAGCAGCGTAAGCCTCGTAGTGCAGTGGATCGCGCCAAGCGTCAGAACGCAGCGGAGATCCGCGCATGGGGTATCGAGAAGGGGTACCTCAAGTCCGCGCGAGGCAGGCTCGGCCAGACTGTCATCGACGCTTACGAGGCAGCGCACAAGGAACGTTGACACTCAGCACATAAGAGACCACCAAGGCACCAAGGAAGGAACTCATCATGGCCCGCAACAAGAACATGCCTGCCATCGCGTTCATCGACATGCACGGCGAGGTAGACCTACATGCCCTCCCGGTGGGGACGCTGATCGTCACCGTAGGCACAACCGAGAATGTGACACACGAAGACCGCCAGTACATGAAGTTCGGCGCACGTGGATCAGCCCCGACGGGTGGGCAGTGGGACGACCCGTCCCTCGCAGAAGACCTCAACGAACAGACGCGCGCGGGCCGTCGAGCCATCGCACGCTACGTCCCCACCTACTGAGGAACGGAAGGGGAATAGCTATGTATAACCCAGATGTTCTCGCAGATCTTACCGTTAAGAACGGCGCGAAGATCAAGCGCAGCATGGAGGAGATCCACGATGCCATTTTGGCATCCCCGCAGGCGAAGATCACACCGTTCAAGACTCCTGCGAACTTCTTCGACAGCGATGCGTCCTTTGAGGTGCAAGAGGGAAGCGACACCATCACCATCTCTTTTGAGGCGACTATTTCCGCGCCTGTCAGCACGCACGTTGGCGACGAGACGTTGACCGAGGTGGAGTACGGTCGCTCCTTCACCTGTGAAGCAGTGCTGGATGTCGAAACAATGCGCATCAAGGAGGGCAGTCTTCGCCTTGTTGACTTCCACTCCTCGAGCGACGATGCGACCTCAAACAAGGAGAGGCTGACAAAAGAATCAGAACAGCAGGCTCGGGAGCGCGTATTTGATCGCGAGGAGGTAGTGGAGAACCTGTCTGGTCTTCCCTATGGCGAGTCCTACCTCCACGGCGTTCGCCTGAGCCTTGTGGAAAACCCTGAGCCGTGGGTGCAAGCCCTTGTTGACGACCTGCGCACCCAGTGCTGCGCAGTGTTCGACAGCGAGGAGACGTACTGCGATCCGGCCAGCCCAGAAGCCGGTCACGGGTCTTTCCCCAACGACCTGTACCCCATCCATGACCGAGTTCGCAACATCCTGCGCGCCGGCATCCGCGGCGAGGGCGACTGGGCAGCGTATGCTCCGCTGATCCGCGCAGCCACTCCCGAGAACGTGCGGAGCCTGTACAGGCTCCCCGAAGATCTTCCACTGCTGAAGGTGGAGGATCTGCCGGTCTCCGCCGAAGACACGAAGACCCTGGGAGAACTGCTCTCCGTCATGGAGCTGATCGGAGTCTCTACCCCGGAGCAAGAAAAGCTGGTCGAGCAGCACAAGGTTCTAACACAGCTACATGACGCAGCTCCACGTACCGACCAGTTCTACACCGCTCTTTTTGAGAAAGAGGGGTGGGTGGCGGTTGAGCGCATCAACCTCTACAACAGCAGCGTCAACGCCATCGCCACTGAGGGAATCTCCCAGCCTGTCGCGGATGCTGTTAAAGCACTGAGGTGGCATCTCAAAACCAGCGGTGTTCTCCGCACCCTCTATGAGGCTCAGGAGAAGCGCAGCAAAGTCAAGACGCTACAAGACCTGAACTGTCTCCCTCTCGGCGCGTACCTTCGCGTAAAGGGCTCATGGTGGGAAGCGCGTGAGAGAGAACAGGGTAAGCCTGTAAGTGAACTCAACACGTTCCTTCCGCACGAGTACGTCTTCGCTGTCGAAGAAGGGCGTAGCGAGCAGGTACGTAGTGACTGCGCTGACTTCCTCGCGCACTTTATCCCGTTCCCCGTGCTTGGAACCACCCAGCTTCTTCGAGGTTTGCTTCCGTCGAGAATTAGCGCCGTGGATGCACTTATCATCAGTGCGCTAACACGCAGCAAGAAGCCATACTCAAAAGATGAACACCGTTCTCTGCTGGAGGCTTGCGTGTCCGCAGGAATATATGACACGTCATACGTGGAATCTTGCGGAGAAGAAGAACTGTCGGCGATTGCTCCTCATCTCAATTTGCTGGACCCTTTGCTCTCTAAGCAAAAGGAACTACACGAGGCACTTGATGCTGCCGTCAGGCCGGCAGCTCAGCAGGCCCCCACTTTTGGGGACATCAGAACGCTTATGCAGGCGATTGCTGACACGCTGCCGCTACTCGATAGCGTGCATTGCATGAATAAGCAGTGGGCTTCTGTTCAAAACCACCTGCGTCGCAACGGCGTGCCAATGAACAAAGAGCGCCAGGCAGAGCGGCAACAACGCAACGAAGTTGTAGACATGCTCCTAAACAAGTTGCACCTCACCGAGGCCGATCTGGAGCACGTTAAAACGAGTCGCCAGCTCTTGCTTGGAGAAAGCGAAGAGTATGTTAATGACTCAACATTTGGGTCATTTATCGACAGGACACTGGATTGTTTCTTTGCGGTTCCATGGTACTCCTGGCCGGACTATTTCAATAACAATTACGACCGTGAGCATGTGCGGACGAACCAGAAGCTACGGCACGATGCGCATGTTCCCACTTCCCAGATTGAGGTTGACTGGGGCGGGCTACAGGCTCGCATCGTGAAGAATGTCTTCTGGGCGTTTATGCAAAAGTCGCCCCAAAGGGACGCAGTGTTCACAAAAGACGAATCTAAGCGCATTTTGGACTACGTGCGCACTGGAAATGTTCGAGATATTGTGCACGAAAGCTACACGTGGGGCCAATCTCCTTCTTGTGATGATGCCTTCAACGTGTTTGATAGGACCAACGGCACTCGGATGGATCCCGACGGGCATATCATCATTACCCCTTATGAGGTTGAGGATGCGCCTGAAAGAAGAGAGGGAGGGCGAGTCGCAAATGAGCGCGCGCGCTTGGCAAATGAACTCTACTCACGAGCAGATGTCCAAGGCTACCAAGTAAACATCCGTAGTAGCTATGTCGTCGCAGTTGGCGGCACGGGCCGAGGGGACACGTGCACATACGAGGGGCAGGAAGTCCCCCATTTCCACGGGACAGCTGACGAACTGTTCAGTTTGAGGGACTGGTGGTACACCCACAATGGCTTCGATTTTAAGGACTACGCGGAGCTCATCAAAGCTGACCCTCGAACATGGACGACGTACTGGATCCTTCACTCCCCGTTCCAGTATGAGTTCATTCATCGACACTCAACGGAAAGGCGTAGGCATCTCTAATTGATCGCACCTGCGAGAAGAGGAGGGATCTACTTTCGGGTAGTTCCCTCCTCTTCGTCGCGTGTGGAGCCCGGTCGCCGTAGTGGCGCTGTCGTCAGTTGGCGAGAAGGTGGTGGATGAACGAGGGGCACGTGTAAGACGTTGCTCCGAATCGCCCCTCGAGGTAGTTCTTCGTGATGCTGCTTCTCGCCTGTAGACTGGTGAAATCGGAGAGCTGGTAGAGCATGGTGGCCTTGGCGCTGTTCTTCTCTGTGAACCAGATGCGCTCGCGATTGCGGATGGGGCCGCGGCCAATGTCCATGAGCGCGATGTCGTGGCTCGTGAAGATGAGCTGGGCTCCCGTCTGGTTGACGGTAGGGTCGGTGACCCAGCCGATGACGGTTCGACCAAGCTCCGTGTGGAGGAAGGCGGTCAGGTCGTCTACGACAAGCAGCTGACCACCGGTGAGTGCGTCAACGACTGTAGTTGCGAGGGCCAGCCACATGATGCTCCCCGAAGACGCTGAGAACGCCGTGTGAGGGACTGCGCGCACTCCGTAACGGAACTCAAGAAGGTGAGGGAGAGCCTGCGCAAGGGAGGTTTCCGCAGCCTCTCTGTCTACGGGCGCGCAGTGCGTGGAGCGCGCTGGTCGCTTGGGGGTGTGCAGCTCGATGCTCGTAGTGCCAAGGTCTGCGACCTGAGCGAGCGTACTTAGGGCCGTTGTGTCGAGGCGGCGCGACAGGAGGTGCCTGGCGATATGCAGGTACGCATCCTCCATCGAGGGAGCGCCGACGCGGAAGACCTTGACCCCAGTCGTGAGCGCGTCGCGGACGGGTTTCACCTGCGGGTCGCCCATGAGGGACGCTCGAGTGAGGACCAGCTCGTTTACGTTGATGTGGGGGAGGCCTTTGAGGCCGGTCACGGCCCCGTGCGTGTCGCGCGAGTAGATGGTGTTCCACCGCTTACGGGCGACACGCAGGCTCTCCTCTGCGATACCCTCCATGTTTCGGGAGAGGCTGTACTCGTAGCGCGCGTCGTCGTGGATGAACTCGACGCTGTAGCAGGTGGGCTTCGACGTGTCGTAGGGCCTGTAGGGGAGTGCGTTCGCTCCCAGGGGTAGGAGGGTGGTGATCGCGCTCTGCATGTGATGGAGAGCTTCGAGGAGGTTTGTTTTCCCGGAGCCGTTGGGGCCGTAGATGCCTGCGACGTGGTGCAGGTGGTCATCCCACTGGGTGCCTTCTGGCGGGTTGAGGGTGCGTAGTGTCGAGTGGGTGAGGTCGAAGGTAGCTTCGTCCCGGATCGACTTGTGATTGGAGACGGTGAGGTTGAGTAGTTGCATACCCACAAAGTAGCACATATAGGCGCGTTTATGATATTTTTTATCGCGAACACGCTGAACAGCGTTCCGACCCAGGAAAGCGAGACCGCCATGACACGCACCCCCTACAATCCCCGTCACAGGGGCATCAGGTTCCACAACCTGCTCGAAGAAGCCCAACAAGCGAACCAACGCATTGAGCATCTTGTCGAGCTGAAAGATGACAGCCTAATGCCAACCCCCGCGCTCCAACACTACTGGGACCAAACCCAGCGCTTCCTAGAAGATGTCCTCCACATGAAGGAGGCAAGCATCTTCCCCGTGGCGCACTGGGCCTGGCTCACCTCCCTGTGGATAAAGGAAGCGAAGGACGACTTCACGCGCCAAATGCACGAGCTCAGCGGCGTGCTCGTCGTCCCCGACGGGACTATCGTCGGCTACACGACATGCGTGCCGGTCAACTCCACCTCCGGCACACAGTGGAGCGATTCTGTTCTCAGGCCAGACACGTGCGAAGCCTACGGCCTCGACACAAGCAAGCCCGTCTCCGTGGGGAACGGCTACTGGTTCGCGCACCCCGCCATCATGCACGGCCAGCAAGTCGCGCACGTCCGCTACGTCAGCGTCGGCATGGGCTGACCACTCCCCACAGCAACAGGGCGCGCTGGCCGCTCGTCGGCGCTCTACACGTGTCACGCCAGCAGAAAGGCAAAGATCGCCATGAGGACATTCTTCATCGTCCGAGGAGCGCCCGGTATCGGCAAGAGCACCTTCCTCAGCCTCTACCAGGCCCGCGGCCAAGTCGTCTCCCTCGACGGGATCCGCGACGTATTCGCCATGCCCATCCCCGACTGGGACGGCGTTCCCGGCAGATCTATCCGTGGCGGCACAGAGGGGACGATCTCCCGCGTCCTCGAGTCCGCGTTGCAGTCGCGCTTCGAGCAGGGCGGTGACGTGTTCTTCGACGCGACCAACCCCGAGCTGCAACAGTTCAAGCACCTCGCCGACCTGTCCCGCGCCTACGGCTACCAGGTCGCCGTCATCGACATGCAAGGCAACGCCACCGACAACATGATCCTCGCGCAGAACGAGAAGCGCGCGGGCACCGTCAGCTACGTGCCCGAAGAAGACGTGCTCAGGATCTCTGCGAGGGTGCGTGAAGGAACCCGCGAGTGCCAACGCTACGTCGGGGGTGGCATGTGGGTGTCGGCCCAGTGGGAAGAGCGTGACTGTGGGCTGCACATGGTCAACCTTGAGGCCATGCGCGAGTTCGTGCGCTCCACCATCAACGGCCACTACACGCGCACGATCACAGTGAAGGCGGGGGAGCGTGTCGTCGTCATTGGGAGCGCCTACGGTGACGCTCACACCCTCAGCAAGGCGCTCATGGAAGCGTGGGACGAGACCAAGGACGCGCACGCCGTGACGTGGGTGTTCCTCGGAGACACGCTCGCATCCAGCCCGCACGTCGCCCAGGCGTGGAAGATCCTCAAGTACTTCGAGACCCAGGCCAAGCAGCACGGCCACGCCGTCATCTTCCTTGAGGGGATTGATGAGACAATCCTGCGGGAAACCCTCACTCGCGCCGTCAACCCCCGCGACTTCCCTGATGTTCAGCAGGCTATTGGGGCGATCACCCGCACGGGGGCACAGAAGCGCGACCTCCTGCACCATCTGAACAGCCTCACCTGCGCTCTCACCATCCACGCGCCACACGGCACCTACTACGCCACCACTGGCGGCACAGCAAACCAGGACCGCACGCTCACTCCCCTCGAGTGCGTCAACGGCGCGAGCGACCGCACCAGCACCTACCGCAGGAAGACCAACTACGAGGACTATACGCAGCCCCTCAACGACGCAGCAGCCCGCGCTGACATCACGATCATCCACGGCCACAGAAACGCGCCCCACGACATGCCCCGCGTCGTCGCCGTCGAAACCGCAACCGCGCCCGGTTACGTGATCCTCTGACCGCCCATCAACACTCAAATACCACAACCACTTTCCACCGAAAGGAACCCCCATGGGACAACGAGGCGTACACGCCACAATCACTCAAGATGAGCGCACCGGCCTTATTACCGTCAACCACGTGACGGTCCAATGGAGCATACACATCGCCCAAATCATCCAGTTCGCCCTACAACACGCGGGCAAGGACGGCTACACGCAGGACGAGTTCCTGAACCTCCTCAAGAAGACCGTCGCTGACATGGAGCACATCAGCGCCTTCAATTGCTCCGACGAGGACGATGCGTACTACGACCGTCATAAGCCCATGGAGGGGTACTGCTTCGTTGCCCACAACTACGAGGATGGGAAGGAATACCGGCTCGGCATCGACAAGGGCGACGGTAGTCTCCTGACGAGCTACAAGGAGTCGGATCGCTACTCAATTCCTCGCGCGTTCGCCAAACGTAAGGCCGCTGAAAAGTTCATCAAGGAACACGGCCACGCACAGGATGCGGTGTCGTACCTGTGGGATCTGGACACTGACCAGTTCACGTTCTTCACCGTCAGGGGAGGTCTCGAGGCATACGACTTCGCAACTGGCGAGACCGTCATCTGCAAGGAGATCACCTACAGTCTCGACCAGCTGCGCCACCCGAACGCATCAGTCAAATACGACGGCAGACTCTCGTCAAAACGGATCGTTCGCCTCTATGAAGGAGCGCTCCCCGCAGAACCCTCCACTGAGGAGGAGAGTGAGTCCGACATCGCCCTACGCGCCTCCCAGCGTCTCCCCCTCCAGTGGCCAGGCGGCGACGTTCCCACACATGCCCGCGTCGCCCTCCTGAAGCGCAGCGCAGCCCAATACGCCGCCGTCGTGTGCGCCAACGGCAAGGAGTTCCCCGCGAACCTCCTGACCGTTGACCAGGCCCTCGAGGGCAAGGTCATTGACCGCAACCCCTTCGTGTACGCCCCCCACATCGAAAACGAAGCGCAGCCCGCCTACGTCGTCACCGACTTCTCCGGCAACCCGCAAAACGGGGGCGGCGAGTGGGAGTTCTCCAAGATCAGCGCCAAGACCGGGCGCGTGGACCTGGCCCGCACCTACAAGGTCACTGGTAACCTGGAAGAGAACACCCTCGACGAGCTATTCAACAAGGCCGTCCAAGGTGGAGCCCACAAGCCAGACGCATACTACGGGCGCGCACCCGAGTGGCTGGCAGACCTCATCCGCGACGTAAGCACCGGCCCGTGGACGCTCGGTGACGCTGAGTACTGGTCGAAGCGCTGCGGCGTTCCCTTCGACTATGAGACGCAGATGCCCGACACTCCAGCAGGCCTACAGGAAGCGTTCGAGCAGAGCGCCCTCAAGTACGCCGACGCGATGGACACCAACCTCATTGCCTTCCCGAAGGGTACGCCCCTCAAGAAGCGCCTTGACGCAATTCAGCGACGCTGGCTCCTCGGCCTCGCCGGTCGTCCAGTCGTGCCCGATGAGATCGAACTGTCCCCCATTGCGGACGGAAAGCTCATTGAGGCATACCTGAAGCCCTGGGACCGTTCCCTCGTCATCCCCATGGGGGACGCGCTCGACAAGCTCGTCTACCGTGCCCTAGCAGCAGCAGTCTACGACTACGCTGACAGCCGCAACGCTCCACTGACGAACCTGCGCCTTACCGCAAAGGATAGCGAGGCCATCATGTGCGCTGCGTTCTCCCCCGCATGGTCAACAAGTAAGCGCCTCAACGCCCGACACTCTGTCATCAAGCTGAGCGACTGGATCGCGAAGCACTGACCCAAAACGAGCCTCGGCCACGAAACAAACACCGTGGCCGAGGCTCCCCTCCCGGCTAGGCAAACAACCCCCGCGAACAACCAGCTAGCCGACACAGGAAAACAACGCCATTACCCACCTATGCGAAGGACCCCTCACAGGGGAAAACCACGAAAGCCGAAAGGGCAAAACCCATGCAACGCCTCATCGCCCTACTCCTCGACTCCGACAAGAACCAACAGATTCTGAGTGAGCGCATTAACGTGTATGAACGTGCGCCTCGCGGGTATCGCCGTGCTCTTGGAGCTCTCCGCTCGATGAAGGCGCGGCATCCCTGGCGTATGTCCGTCTCATTGGCAAAGCGCAAAGGCCCAGCTTCGAGCGAAGGATCCCCAGCCACCCTCATCGTGGCCTCTTGCAAAGGCGTGCTCAACCACCGAGGATGGGAAGCCCGCATCCCCGTCATTGAGCATGAAGGAGAGATCTTTGTTGAAGATCCTGATGGGATCGGTATGCTGCTCGCAAACTCCAGTGAATCCGGTTCTATTGGTTACCTGTACGCATATCCCATGGAGCTGCGTGCGATTCTTGGTGCCGCAGCTATTGCGATCCTTCACGTCGCCAATGATGCCTCCATGCAGAATGGAAGAACAGAGTATTTCTCTGACAGCCAGGGGTGGACATCAGTCTTCTATCCAGAGGACAGGTACGAGCAGCTGGAACTTCTCACGTGGTGGTTCAGCGAGCAGAAGGAACGCTTCCATAAGGAGGCTCAAGAGAAGCGCGAGTACGTCGCATTCCGCACGTCAGAAAACGAAGATGGCGACGGCATGGTTGTACGCGGTATCCGCAAACGAGAGCTGAACCCTGCACCTTTCAAGAATGGCGACATTAAACGCGACTACCAGAAGCGAGAGGATTCAATCGAAGCTCTAACTGTCATTAGCCACGAGGAAGCGATGGACCTTATCGCGGGTATCCCCATTGAGGGGTACTGGATGCATAATCCAATCCGAAAGGCGTTGACGCTCGATTGGGACTATGCGTCCGCCGCTTCGGCAGTGCAACTTTCGGCACCCAATAAGGAGGATGGCACAAAATATGTGCTTACTCTTGACGTGAGTGGAGAGTGGGTCCACCCCCAATTTGATAACTGTATCGATTCTACTGACGTGACGTTGCGCGCTAGGTTTGATGAGCAACGTGCACTGTGCGAAAGCTCTGCACTGCGCACAACACCGGATGATACGGAACTCTCATTTGTGCTTGATCAGCCGACCACAAACGCATTGCTTCGAGAACTTGCAGTTAAGCGAGGCATCTCCATTGCGTGTGAGCGTAAACTTCTGGAGCTCGACGAGCGGAATGGCTATGACGTTCCGCTGAACGAAAGAGACATCTCCTACGAGGAGTACTTGCGTATGGGGCTTGAAGACTTCTTCAAGCTGCTAGATAATGCAGAACTTTCGACAGAAACCCTAGAGCCACTGGACAAGGACGCTGCAAAGTCCGCTACAGAAACAGAAGATGCACCTCCCGCCAGCTCCTACGCCGGGACTCCGGCTACTACTGCTGCTGCGGGTGGTTCTGAGGAGTTGGCCGATTGGGAGCGCGAGCTTCTTGGTGATCCTGTGGATCCGCGTCGCGAGATCGCGGAAACCATCGCTAAGGTGAGCACGCATCACCCTGGGAGGAAGGCGCGGATGGTGGACGACGTTAACGATCTCGTCGCATCCCCCAAGCCATCCAAGTATGCCTTTGAGGAAGTCTTGTCGTGGATGCGTACCTATGTGGGACCAGGCTATCCGGTGATCTTCAAGGGCGAGGCTGCACGCTCTATCACTTGGGACATAGTCGCGTATCTCCAGCGCCCCGAGGGCGAGGCCGGCATCTTCGACCTCCGGGAAGATAAGCTCGCTGAAGGAGCTAGTATCCTCACCCATGTCGGCGAAAAGGAAGCCGTGAAAGTCACGGTTACTCACGGACCCAGTTGCTACGCGCTGAGCTTCGACTGCTATAAGCGCAGCAGTGATGGAATGTGGGATCTGCGCGCTGGTGCGAAGCGTGAGGAGCAGGCGTTTGAGCAGTTCGTGCAGGATGTGCGCTCCTCGAAGGAGCCCGTGTTCTACTTCGTTGCTGGTAGTGACAACAGAACGCGGAGGTCTCTTGTTGAGGGGCGCGAGCTCTTGGCGACTTCCCTGACTCCAGCGGACATCCTGTATATCGCCCGTAATCGCGGGGTGAATATGCCAGCTATGGTCGTTGAGAAGGCCCTGCCGGGCCAGAGGGGCCTCCTCGTGAGAACACACTTCCCCAAGTAACCCACCCCCGGCCCGCGAGCGCCCCAGAGGAACACACACGAACCCCTGGGGCGCTCGCACATGTGGGCCGTAAACTGGCTTTGTCGTAACCATCCGCCCAATAATCCCTGCAACACTCTCCTGATAAGAGTCAACCCACACCTACTGGAAGGACACCACTCATGGCTTCTCTCCCCCCGATCAAGTGGCCCACAGGTCGCACCCCCTCCAAGGTCGAGATCTTCGCTCACCAGCACAAGGGTGGCCGCGTCGCCCTCCACGTCGTTGAACTCGACACTCGCCTCATCTACCCGGCGTTCCTCCTGGAGGACATGACCGGCCACTGGAGCAGCACTGAGGGCTGGCGGTCCAACCCGTTCCTGTGGGTCAAAGGCAACGAGGGTGACACGCGCATCCTCCACTTCAAGGGCAACCCCTCCACGTGGGAGGGCGTGTGGCAGACGCAGAACAAGGTCCGCGACGTGAAAGCCCTCCCTGCCTTCGCTAACACGTACAACGACGGTGTTGACCGCAAGAGCGACGAGCTCATCAACAGCTTCACCTACGAGCAAGCCAGCGAAGGCCACGGGCCCCATGAGGACACTAAGACCGCCGACACACTCAACATCCCCCATGCGTTCTTCAAGAAGTGGAGCGAGGCGCGCGCTGACTACCTCGCCGAATACGACAAGTACGTCGGTATGACCCCCGAGCCTGGCGGCAACGTCACGGTCGCCCACAAGGAGTTCTGGACGAAACTCTGCCAGAAGCAGAAGGGCGGCGAGGCTATCCTCCCGTACAAGCCGGTCGCTCCTCTGAGCGACGAGCGATACCTCCTGCTCCGCGATATGACACTCGCAGACAAGAATGATCTGAAAGGCCTCACCGCCTTCGAGAAAGGCACGCCCGAGTTGTATCGGGCAGTGTACATCGGGAAGAGGTGGGGAGTCGTAGACCCCCACACAGGTAGGCTCATTGGCTTCGACCAGATCCGCGTCGAAACCAGCTTCACCGGCAAGACAGCAACCGTCTACGTCGCTCCCTTCGACATGACGTTCATCATGCCGAACATGCCGGCCCTCGACAAGGAGATCTACCGGAACCTCGGCAAGATCATCGAGCTCGTCAAGGCCTACGACCCGGCCCTCGACGTGACCTACCCGCAAGGCGCATACACGTCGCCGACGAGCTTCCCCCTCCAGCGCGTCACTAGCCCCCACTGGATCGTGCTCTCACGGAACTTCAACGCCCTGACTGCACCAGACCCCACCGCTCGCAGGTCACGGACAATGACCCTCAGCGAATGGGCGCGCGCCAACTAACCCCCTAACCGCCCGCCGGCCGGGGAGCCACGGCCACCCCCGCCCGCCCG